ACGCCAACCCATTGCTTTCTCCCACAGATTCAATTCGCTCATGCTTCCCTCGCTTTCAACATTGCGTCTGCCATCTTGTATGCGTTCTCCGCATACTTCTCAATACGGCTAGGGTCACTTACTTCTCGCCCAACCATCCCCTGCATAGCCTTAGCCGCAAAGTAGTCACGCAAGGTCATGCCGTTTGAATCTGCAATTTGACTTGTCGGGAATGCGTGTTGGTTGCTCATAGGGGCGCATCCTCTTCGTTCTCAGGGTTGAACGGCAACTTATCCAACGGCGCGGTGTTGTTCAGCTTGTTGGGGAAAGGCCAGTTGATGCGCTCTTCCATGGCTTCCTCAATAGCTTTCTTTTTCTCCAAGTCTCTGCCAAAGATGGCATCCCAACGACTTGCGTATTCTTCGTTCGTCACAGCGAACGGACGTGGCACTGATCCTTTTCCCATTTCATTCTCCTTAGTCTTGTTCAGGTGGTAATCTAAATTCCCAAAATCCGTAGGCGTCGCCTCTGCTCCAACGCTCCCACGAAAAGTGGACGTCTCTTGTTTTCTTGTTGATGTACTTCCACAGGATGCGTATTCCATCAGCAGTCTCCATAGCTTTCTCCGTACCCTGCTTCGCAGTTCAGTGGTAACTCCATGCCCCACGACGGGCGTGTACGCATGCACATCTCAACGTACTCCTTAGCGGTCTCGACGTGCTTGGTCGGCACGATACAGGCAATAGCATCATGCACAGTCATCACGACTCGATACTTCTTCGCAACCATGAGCATCTGCTCGCCGATCACGATACGAGCTAAGGCTTGGCATACGTTCTCAATTACCTTGCCGCCGTAGATTCGGTTGGGAATTACAGCCTTGCCCTTCTTGGTGTCGTACACCAGCTCGGACTTGCCTTCCTCGTTCTCTACTAAGCGTAGGTTGGGGTAGCGCAGATACAAACCATTCGGTAGGAGGATGCCCTCTTCGCCTTCGATCTTTAAGATTCCTTTGCGGCCCAAAGTAGTTTGCTGGTTCTGTAGTATCGCTTTGAGTGTCGTCGCAGCAGACTTCCAAAGCTCGGTAATCTTGGGATACGTGGCTCGGTAGGTATCGATGATGCGCTTCGCTTCTTCCAAGTCAATTTGTACACCGAAGTTTTTGAGTTGTGCCTGAAACTTCGCCGCCCCCATGCCATACCCACAACCGAGGATAGTGGTTTTTCCAACGAACCTTTCGTCCTTGTTAATCTCAGCCACATCCTTGCCATAGATAGCTGATGCCATGATTTTGTATACGTCCTCGCCACGATCAAATGCCTCCACTAAGTCATCTTGTTCCGCAAGCCATGCGAGCGTACGTGCTTCAATTTGTGATGAGTCTGAATCGATCATCATGTATCCGTCCGGGGCAATGATTGCCTTCTTCAGCGGGGATGTGCGTTGTAGGTTTTGCAAGTTGAGCTTGTCGTCCCCGCCCCAACGACCAGTGTGTGCGGCATAGTAGCGTAGGGGTACAGGCAATGCGCCACGCTGAGAGATACTAAGAAACCGAGCTGTCCTTGTTTCTTCTATCGTAGACTTAGTACCTAAACGCGCAGCGACTACGGCTTGCACCAAAGGGTTTGGATGCTCAAGCAATGCCTTGAACTCCTCGTCTGTCTTAGAGAACGCCAAGGTTTCTTTGCCAGTAGTTGCACTGATCTTAGTCGGCGGGGTCACACCAAACGCAATCAAGATACCCGAGAACTTTTGATTGCTCATCAAGTCCTCTTTGGAATAGTTCTCAAGCAGTTCTTCTTTGCGCTGTCTTTCTTTATACAAGTGGTCGATCAACAAACGCTGATCTAACTGCAACACAGGCTCGGTGAACATGCGCACAGTCAAATCAATCAAACGCAACTCAACTTGTGGGAAGCCCTTGCTCATCTGCCCAAACAATTCCCACGTAAGTGCAACGTCGTTCTTGCAGTACTCGCCGTAACGCTCTAACTGCTCAGGGCTGAAGTCGGCTCGGCGAAGACCCATTGCGTTATCAACCTCTGTGCCTTTCTCACCAATGTTGTAGTAACTTGCCAGCACCTTCAGGCTACCGCCTACTTGCGTACCATGCAAAGCCCTGCCCATAGACAAAGTATCAAGCCAGCCTTTGGGGCTGAGTCCGTAGACCCACTTCAAAATTGCGCCGTCGAACGGAGCGTTGTGCGCTAACGCAAGGGAATTCCCCCAGTCAAACTTCTTAAGGAACTGGTGCATGCTCTCCGCATCGCCGCTGAACCACTCGGGTTCACCATCGTCAACCTTTACCGCTACGCCGATAGTCTCGAACTGCGGGCTACGAATGTATTCCTCAGTGGTAACTTTTGTTAGGGAGAACTCACGAGAGTAGTAGGTCTCGAAGTCAATCGTGATGATGTTCATTATGGGATCATCCCTGTTTTTCTTGCGTAATCTTCGGGCGACACACCTAGCTTGTTTATAAGCGCTACTTGAGATGGGTTAAGCATGAACTTCGTGGGGGTCGGCTTAACAAACTCCTTCTCAAGTACCCTCAATGCGTGGGTTGTAATTTCCGACGCAGTGATTGGTTTGCCGTAGTACTCCTTCTTGATAACAGGCTCTTGTGGTTCTTCCAACAACTTGCGCATGATGCCTTGGTCAAAGCGGGTACGCATCATGTCCTTGTAGCCTTCGATCAGTGCAGTCTGCTCGGCCTTGGTAAACAAGTACCAATCCTGCCAATTCTTGACCCTCTCTCCACGTATTACGTCATTCATGAGATTGGCAAACATTTCAAACTTAGGTGCTTTGTAGGGGTCATCCCCACTCACAAAATCTTCGGGGTTGTTCTGCATGCGCTCAAGCAAAATCTTGACGCCTTGGCTGAATTCTTTTTCAATCGGCTTCATTGTTTTACTCCTTGCAATGGGCTTTGGTATGGGTGGTTGTATGGTGAGGGTTGACTTGGACTTCCATACATTGCTCGTGGGTCATTGAACCCCGCAAGTGTGTTAAGCGCCCCTGCCCTCGCTTGCGCGTAATGGTGTTGTAGGTGTTTCTTAAGTTGTTGTTCTTGGCGCTTGTAAGCATCCATACCGTCTTCCAAACTTTCTTTCGCTGTTGGGTTGATGGTCTCGTGCATGATGCGGCCTAACAATTCTGAACGCTTGCGTTGTTGTAAGGTCTTCTTCCATTGCTTGCGTATGGATACTCGCTCAGCCCACGTGTACGGAAACTGAAGTTCGGACGCTGACTCAGCAAGGCTTCTCCAAGTTGTGCCATAGTTAAAATCTTCGGGACGTTCCTTCATGCGGGTAATCATTAGCTGTACTTCAGTAGAGCAACGCTTGAGTAAAATCTTTTCAATCATGTTGGTTCCTTTAATAGTTTCATCATGCCGATCGCTTCTTCTCGGCTCAGGTGTTTGGCTAGGGTCGAGCTTGTTCGCTTGCCGTCGTTAAACTCCCATTTGTAGATACTGTACTTACCATAACGAGAACGCACGTGGTATTCAATTCCGTCTCGATGCAGTTGGTTGTACTGGTCATCGAACATCTTTTCTAGCCCGGGCAACAATTCTTTGAGTAGGTCGGCACGACTTATTGGCATTGCTTTTCCACCCAAGCTCGCAAGTCTTCTATGTTTGTTTCGTAGATAACTGCAGTCTCGCCACCGGATTCTCGGATAGCCTTAAGGTTCTTCTCTTGTAGAGCAGTCGTTGTGCCCTTACCCGCCTTGGCTTCGATCGCTAGGAACTTGCCGTTAACGCAACACAGGAAGTCGGGGACACCGCTATTGCCGTAGCCAGTACCGATCGGCATAGCGTAGTAGATGTTATGTGCTTTTAGGATTGCCTTGATCTTGGCCTTGATCTTGGCTTCAGGTGTGGTTGCCATTACCTTACCCATTCCACAAGAGTCAGACCCTTATGCTGATAGATAGCTAGGGTTAGTTTGCCGTGGTCGAAACAAAGCTCACACTCAAAGTCGATCAGCATGCCGTGACGCCGAGAGCTTGGGTTGCTTGTGGTTTCGTTGGTAATGGTTGTTGTTACCGCTTCGCTATCCGGTGTGATTGCCGTGACCTGTACGTCTTCGGCATCCTCGGTGCGATTGAATACTGTGACTGCACCTTGGTGCAAGTTGTTGCTACTGCAACGTGGGCATAGCAATATGCTGTCTTCTAACCTTGCCTCTTCATACTTCATATCAAACTCCAATTTGTTTTCGAGTCTTGATGATAGCATGACATTTGACAAAGTCAATAGTACAGACGTAAAAAAGCCACCCGAAGGTGGCTAGTGGTTTCCCTAACAAATGTTAGGACATGGTGCTGAGTTCGCGTTCTAAGTACCACAACGCTTTCTCAAGGTCTTGCTTGCGATTGCCTTTGTGGTCAGAACGTGTGATGTACTTCACCACATTGCCGAGGTTGTAGCCGAGCTTCTTCGCTTCAATGAAGTCGATCGTTTCGATTCCACCTACTTTGTAATGAGCAGGGTGATTCACCGGATCAGCTTTCAATGGTTCGTATGCGGCTACACCTTTCAACGCCGATACGTCCGAGCTAAAGATGCCCAACTGTTTCCAGTCTTCTTTCTTCGCTCGCGCTCTACCTTCTAAGAACTTTAACCCTGCGCTCAAGTCCACATCCTTACGTGGTCGGCCTAACTTCTTAGTCACCTTACGGTGCTTCTTTACTTTGGCCTTGTTCTTCCACATAACTGTGTAGATGTACTGGCGATTCACACCCATTGCCTCCGATATTTGCGTAGGCGTAGCTTTAGGGTTTGCCGCAACGTAGTCACGGATTTGTTGTGCCTTGGTTTTGGCTTTTGCTAATTCAATCATGATGCTTCCTTAGTTTGGTTGTTAACGTATTCGGTAAGAATTTCTCTCATCTTGGCTTGCTTTGTATACGCGAAGTTTGTGTTGAAGTAATCCATCACATCTTTTGGTAGACGCAAGCTCGTGCAAAACAGCGCGGGTTTCTTACCCAACCCTCGCCCCTTGCGTTTTTGTTCCGGTTTTAAATTTTCAATCCCTGTTGTCATTTAATAATCTTTCATAATATTTTTTCGGCATCTTTG